TTGACAACTCCATCGGTTACTTGGAAACAGAAACCGTTGAAGACCGTGCCACCTCTATGGACTTTTACCTACGTAAGCCTTATGGCAACGAGGTAGAAGGTAAGTCATCAATAGTTACTGGGGAAGTAGCAGAAGCAGTAGACGGTGCATTACCTCAACTAATCCGTGTTTTCACGTCTAGCGAAGACGCTGTGCGTTTTGAGGCTACTAAGGATGGTGGCGATGAGTTCGCTGACCAGGCTTCTGACGTAGCTAACTGGGTATTCTACAAGCAGAACGATGGCTTCTTAATCATGCACAACTGGTTCAAGGATGCCTTGATGCAGAAAGTCGGTGTGGTTAAGGCTTACTGGCTAGAAGAAAAAGACATCACGAAAGAGAAGTACGAAGGTTTGACTGATGATGAACTCACCATGCTAATGATGAATGATGAGTTTGAGATACTAGAACAAGAAACATTGACAGATATGCGTGAAGGTATGCCTATGGTTACTACGCACAATGTCAAGATTAAACGTACTAAAGACAAGTCCAAGATTGTTGTAGAGAACGTACCACCTGAAGAATTCCTGATTGATAAACGTGCAAGGTCTATCCAAGACGCACAGTTTGTAGCACACCGTAAACGTATTGCCCGTGGTGAGTTGATTGCTATGGGTTACGACAAAGATGTTGTAATGAACATTCCTGTCGGTGACCGCTTAACATACAGCCCAGAGATATTGGCACGTTACTCAAACGGTGAGATACCACAAGACATTGTAGACGTTGATGACGCAATGCAAGAAGTAGAAATCTTTGAGTGCTACATCAAGGTAGACATGAACAAGTCTGGCTTGCTTGAGTTACGCAGAGTTATGTACGCAAACAACACAATCTTGGATGATGAAGACTGTGACTATGTGCCGTTCCACTCTGTATGCCCATTCCCGATTCCACACAAATTCTTTGGTCAGTCATTATCAGACCGCACGATGGACTTGCAACTAATCAAGTCTACAATCATGCGTCAAATGCTAGACAACTTGTACCTAACAAATAACTACCGGGTTGGTGCAGTAGAGGGCCAGGTAAACCTAGATGATTTGTTAACATCAACTGCCGGCGGTGTAGTTCGTATTAAGAATCCTGGTGCTATCGTTCCTATGACGGTTCAATCAACGGCATCACAATCGTTCCCAATGATGGAATACTTGGATGGAGTACAAGCTAAACGTACTGGCGTTAGCGATATGCAGCAAGGCTTAGACCCAAATGTATTGCAGAACGTATCAGCCACAGCAGTAGCGGCAATGACACAGCAATCAACCGGCAAGCTAGAACTAATAGCACGTATCTTTGCTGAAACAGGTGTTAAATCATTGTTTAAAGGTATCTTGCATTTAATGTGTAAATACCAAAATTCAGTACAGACAGCACGAATTCATAATAGTTATGTACAGTTTGACCCACGTGAATGGGATACAGAGTACAACGTAACTATTAACGTAGGTTTGGGTAACGGTAATAGACAAGAACAAATAGCCATGCTTCAAATGATACTTGCCAAGCAAGAACAAATCATTCAGCAATATGGGCCAACCAATCCACTTGTTTCCGTTACCCAATACCGTAAAACACTTGGTCGCATGATTGAGATGGCTGGCTTTAAAGACACGACTTCATTCTTGAACGAGGTTACACCTGAAGTTGAACAAGGCATCCAGCAACAAGCAGCACAGGCAGCACAAGGTCAATCAGACCCAACAGCTATTTTTGCTGAAGTTGAGAAAATGAAAGCGCAACTACAAGCACAAACAGCACAAGCTAAGATGCAAGCAGAACAAGCTAAACAGCAAGCGCAGATACAACTAGCGTCAGAGAAGCTACAAAGCGACCGTGAACAGGCAATGGCTGACATCGCCATGAAACAAGCTGAGTTGTCTATGTATGAAGAAAAGGCAGCACTAGAGATTGAGATGCAACGCGTTAAACTTGTGCAAGACGAAGCAATGGCTGACCGCAAACAATCATTAGAAGAACGCAAACAAGTTGTAGCAGAGTTAGAAATGGTAAGCAAAAGTCTAAACGACATCACAGACGTTGAGATAGCTAAAGCTGAATTATCTAATCTATTAGCACAGTTGAGGGGATAGTATGGCAACAATAACTGGATTAACTAGTTCTGCTATTGGCGGTTCAAGCATGAGTTCTATTGGTCAATTAACTCCAGCCCAAAAAGCTGCTGCTGCACAAACTAAAGCAGTTACTGACAAAGTTAAAACATTAACTGCTGTTACTGTGGATGCTAAACCTGCTGCATTGTCACCAGGTGAAGTAGTTAAACTTACTAATGACAAAGGCAAGGTTGAGTATTACGTTGGTACTTATGACGGTAAACTATCTAAACCATTAACTTCTGTATCAAGTGCTGTTAGTGCTGTAAACACACAGATTAAGAAAGCAGAAGCTGTACAAGCAACTGCATTACGTACAGCACAAAAGATTGAACTTGCAGAAACTAAACAAGCATTAAAAGATGCTGGATTGCCTACTAAAGAAATTAACGCAATACTTGCAACAGAGAAAAAAGCTAACACGGAAGAGTTAACTCAATATAAAGGGTTACTTGCAGAGCCAATGTTGCAATATGGCGTGCGTGATGCAGCAACTAATACGTTTGTAAATAATGTAGTTAATGGCGTTACAACGCCAGCAGCAGCACCTAAATCATTGCTTACGCTTGATGACCCAGTTTTAACTCCTAAAGTACAAGCAAACATCCAGTCTGCTAACGATGCTGTAGCTGAGTTCCAATTATTAAAAGGTATCACGCAACCATTTTTACGTAGTGGCAATACAACATCTGGCATAAATCAATACGCTATCTATCAAGCATTAGATAATGGCTCAATTATTGCAACTAAAGATGCTGATGGCGTTACTACTGGTTACACAGTATCTCCAGAGGTAGCAAAAGCTAAAGGTGACCAAAGTGGCTTTATGGATGCAACTGGCATGAGTAAAGCTAGTGCTAGGGCATTAGGTCTAGTTTTAAATAACGATGTTGTTATTAGTGGTAAAGCTAATGTAGTTACTGATGCCAATGACAACCATTATGTTTATGATGCTAGTGGTGCTGACCGTTATGGTACACAAAAGCCTTTATTTGATACAGGCAGAGTAGTTGATTCAGGTAAAAAAGACGCAAACGGCAATCCAATAATGAATAAAGTGTTTGCTGAAGTATCTACAGATAACTCCAAACGCAACTTAGTATCAGTCGTAAGCAATTATATACAGCAACCAGATAACACATTCACGTATGGTGGTATTGATAGCACAGATTACACGCACATAGAAGGCTTTAATCCAATCAAAGCATTGGTTATTGCTGGCATGTCTGCTGGTGCTGGCATGGCAACTGGCCCATTAACTGGCTTAACTGGTGCGGTAGGTAATACAGTAAGTGGTGCAGTAGCCGGTGGTCTTGGCGCTGCTTTATCAGGTAGCAACATAATTAAAGGTGGGTTATTAGGTGCGCTTGGTGGCTTTACTTTAGGTGAAGTCAGGGCTGCCGCACAAGCTGCTGGTGGTTATGATAACTTATTAGGTCAAGTAGGTACTGGTAACCTTTCATCATTTACTCAAGCCGCACAAGACGCTGCTGCTTTTGCTAACTCTGCTGCTGGTTCAGCTAGTGGTGCTGATGGTGGTGGTGGTGGATACGCTGGTGGTGGTGAAAGCCAAGCTAGTATAAATTTTGGTGATACATCAGTTGCACAAGGCGGCTTTCCAAATGCAACTAATCTTGCCAATACTACTGTAAATGATTATTTAAACGCATATAATCTTGATGGCACACTTAAAACAATAGATTTGGCTAATTCTGGATATTATACAGATGGCACAAAAATAACAGGTGGCGCTACAAATACATCATATATTGATAATGCTTTAGATAGGTTTAAATTAGATAATTGGTCTAATGACCAAACAATGGTAGAAAACTTTACCGGTGGCAAGGCTATTGATAATGGTATCCCTGGAGTAAATCCTGATGGCACATTTAAACAAATAGATTTAAGCAATAGTGACTATTACACAGATGGCACACCAAGAGTTGTAACACCATCAGTTACTCCTAACGGACTACTTGATACAATAAAAAATGCAGGTTCATCTGTTGTTGATACGTTAGGTGTTGGTGGCACAATCTTAGCTGCAGGAACAGTTATTCCAGCGATTGTAAAAGCAGTCACTCCTGAACCAAAAACAGACAATACTGTATATACAGCGCCTTTGATAAACAATGTAATGATGCCAACTAACAAAGTACCAAATTTAGTGCAGAACTATAACAACTTGTTTAACCGTCAAGGCGTAGGCGCAGGTCAATACTTAGGGTACGATTACTTAAATAACATAAATATCCCACCAGAATTAATGGGATTACTAGGTACATCTGCACAAGCTAGACCAACATCGCTTACAATGCCTACACCAACATCAATAACACCGGCATAACATGAACAGAACACAAGAAGCACAGTTGTTACTTGGAAACGAGTTTTTTAAGACAGTATTTCAAGAACTAGAGGAATTGCAACTATCACGGTTTGCAAACTCAAACGAAGAAGATATAAGTGGTCGTGAGTTAGCGTATGTAAAACTCGCCACATTGAAAGAGATTAAATCGCATATAGAATCAATCGCAGCATCAAGCGAAATTCGTGATAAGCGATGGAAGATTTGGTAACTTTTTACCAAACGCAGTCAGGGCGTATCTGAATATAGGAAGTAAACAATGGAAAATACCATGACCCCAGCTACTGGGAATGGCACGGTGCAAGAAGCAGCAAGCCAATTTTTTGACATGATGGAAGAAGCGGAAAACCCAGAAGGGCAAAATGAAGCTGAACAAGAATCAGACGAAATTGAGGAAGGCGAATCAGACGAGGAAGAACTAGAAGCCTCCGAAGAACTTGATAGTGAAGACGAAGATGAGGAACAGGAATCAGAACCTACTTACCGTATTAAGATGGCTGGTGAGGAACGTGAGATAACCCAACGTGAACTTATTAAGTTAGCACAGCAAGGCGCAGATTACACCAAGAAGTCACAGCAAGTAAGCGAACAACGCAAAGCGTTAGAAACTGAAGCTGCGGCTATACAAGAGGCTAAACAGCTACGCAACGAATACGCACAACGATTACAAGCAATGCAGCAAATGCTACAGGCTCAACAACCGGAAGATGATTTAGATTATCTACAGGAAAATGACCCGATTGGCTACGCTGTTAAAGTTGCTGATATGACTAGGCGTGAAAAGCAAATGAACGCAATTGAGTACGAACGTCAACGCATTGCCCAACAGCAACAAGCGGAAATGTCCGAACATCAACGCAGACAAGTTGCTGCGGAAGCAGAAAAGGTCACAGAGTTAATTCCTGATTACTCAGACGCAAAGAAAGGTGCTACATTGCGGCAAGAGTTACGTGCCTATGCTAAAAGCATTGGGTACACAGACGCAGAGATTGGTGCAGTTTATGATGCACGAACTGTTAAGGCTCTGTACGATGCAATGCAATACCAGAAGTTAGTTGAATCTAAGCCAGGCGTATCTAAGAAAGTGCAATCTGCACCTAAGATGATTAAGTCAGGTACATCAACTAATAAAACAAGTACAACAGAATCGCAGAAGCGCCAATTCAACAAGTTGAAATCAACTGGTAGAGTTAAAGATGCTGCTGCATTATTTGAGAAATTTTTATAAAGGAATAAGAAATGCCAACCTATCAAACCTATACGGCCATTGGCCAACGTGAAGACTTAATGGATGTTATCTATAACATTGCCCCAACAGAAACTCCATTCATGTCATCTATCGGTAAAACATCTGCTACTGCTCGTTTACACGAATGGCAAACAGATACACTAGCTGCTGCTGTAACAACTAACGCTGCGATTGAGGGTGCTGCTGCTACTTCAGCAACTATCACTCCATCCGTACGTTTAGGCAACCGCGCACAGATTTCACAAAAAACCATTGCTGTATCTGGTACTTTGGAAACTGTAAACAAAGCAGGCCGTCGTTCAGAGAAAGCCTATCAATTGGCTAAAGCCTCTAGCGAACTAAAACGTGACATGGAAGCAACATTGTTGTCAAACAACGTAGCTGCTGATGGTAACGGTTCATCTACTGCTCGTACATTGGGCGGTTTACAAGCATGGTTAAGTTCTAATTACTCTGGCGGTACTGATGGTGTTGCTGGTTCATTAGGTACTACTGCTCGTGTAACAGGTACTGACCGTGCGTTCACAGCAACACTATTGAACACAGTAATGCAATCTGCATTTACTAACGGTGGCTCACCAACAATGTTGTTCGTAACTCCAGCACAAAAAGTTGTTGCATCAACATTTACTGGTATCGCTACTCGCTACCGTGATGTTCCTTCTAATCAACAAGCACAAATCATCAACGCTGCGGATGTGTATGTGTCTGACTTTGGTATCATCCAAATCGTACCAGACCGTTTCATTCCTAACGCTGACAACGATGATTGCGCTTTCTTGATTGATACAGAGATGGCTTCAGTTGCTTACCTACGCCCATTCCAAACTAACGAATTGGCAATCACAGGTGATGCAACCAATACACAACTTTTAGTTGAGTATACATTGCAAGTAAACAACCAAGCAGCACACGGTATCATTGCTGACTTAACCTAGTAGAAAATAAACTCCCTGTGTTGACTCATGGGGAGTTTTATTGGAAATATAAATGGCAAACATACTATACGAAAATGGTAAGAAAACAGAATTTCTTGATAATGGCTCAGATGTCATTGTCAAACAAACGCAAGACATTACTGGAATCATTGAGTTTAATAAGGCTCAATACAATGAAACAGATTCTAGGGCAAGGTGGAGTGACGATGCAGTAGGTAACAAGGTTGCATCTATACCGCTAACAGTATTTCAAGACCTTGAGAAAAAAGGCATCACTCGTGGATTTACGATTATAGACCACAAGCGATTTAAAGAATTTTTAAATAATCCTGATAACCAAGTATTTAGAACCAGACCAGGAAGAATATAAATGGCATTTACAACATACGCAGAGTTACAATCTACGGTTGCAGACTATCTTGCACGTAGCGACTTAACAAGCCAAATACAGGACTTCATTTCACTAGCTGAAACAAGGTTAAACCGTGACTTGCGTATTCGTCAAATGCTGACATACACAACAATCACAATGACGGCTGATTCACCAAACGTAACCATCCCTGCTGACTTCTTGTCTATACGGGATATTCATATTATTGGTTCGCCAGTTTACACATTAAAGTATGAGTCACCATCTAACTTGTTTAGGAACACAGATTCATACATTACTGCATTACCTAAGTTCTACACGACAGTAGGCGCACAGTTTGTATTCTCACCAATACCTGATACAGCTTATGTATTGCAAATACTTTACTATGCTAAACCACCAGCATTGAGTAATGCAGTTACATCTAACGTATGGCTAGTAAACTGCCCAGACGCATTACTATACGCAGCACTAGCTGAAGCAGAACCCTACTTAATGAACGATGCACGTGTAGCTACATGGGCTGCATTGTATGACAGGGCTATTGCAGCAGTAACAGCAAGCGATGACAGTTCTGAGAACGCAGGTTCACCATTAGCAATAACAATAGCTGCGAGGTAGTATGCAAAGAATAAACTTAGGCGAGTGGACACCAGACCAACCAGGTATCTCTGGTAGTTTGACAACTGCAACTAACGTAGTCCCACAACAAGTGGGCTATGGCCCATTCCCATCAGCAGCAGTTTATTCTTCTGCCGCATCACAACCTCTATTGAGTTCATTTGCTGGCGTTTACGGTAATACATTGGTGTTATTTGCTGGCGGTGCTACTAAGCTATTTAAGTTTAATGACTTAACTACTGCGATGGCTGACGTATCTAAAGCAGGCAGTTATACATCAACTGATGGCTGGGAATTTGCTCAGTTTGGTGACATTGTTATTGCAGCCAATAATGAAAACGTATTACAAGCATGGAACTTAACATCATCTACTTTATTTGCTGACTTATCTGCAAGCGCACCTATAGCTAAGTTCGTTACGGTTGTTCGTGACTTTGTTGTATGTGCTAACATTGGTTCTGGTACAAATCCAAGCAGAGTGCAATGGTCTGACTTAAACGATGAAACAGACTGGGTATCAGGCCCTACAAGCCAATCAGACTTCCAAGAGATGTCAGACGGTGGCAACATTACTGGCTTAACTGGTGGTGAGTTTGGTTTAGTGTTGATGGAACGTGCCATTGCACGTATGACTTACTCAGGTTCACCATACTTCTTCCAGTTTGACATTATTTCACGTGGTTTAGGTTGTATTGAACCTGGGTCTGTAGCACAATATGGTAGTACAACATTCTTCTTATCTGATAATGGCTTTTACTCATGTAATGGTCAAGCATTAGAACCAATTGGTGCTGAAAAAGTAGACCGATTCTTCTTAGATGACGCAGACCAAGCAGCTTTATCTCAAATGAGTGCAACTATTGACCCATTACGCAAACTAGTAATATGGGAATACCGTGATAACAATCAAAATAGTTCATTATTGATATACAATTGGCAAGTAAAACGCTGGTCTTACGCTATTACTGACGCAGATTACCTATCAACAGCCACAACACCTGCATTGACGCTAGACGCATTAGACGTATTTGGTACTGTAGATACAATTACTACCTCATTTGACTCACGAGTGTGGGTTGGTGGTAAAGCTACATTGGCTGGCATACGTGGTAATAGTATAATTACCTTTACTGGTGGCAATACTGGCGCTGAAATTGCTACAGGTGACATTGAGTTATCACAAAACTCTATGGTTGGCGTAATTAAACCAATAGTAGACCAAGGTTCATGCGATGCACAGATAGCCTCACGTAGAGGTCTTAACGATAACATCAATTACAGCGCAACAAGCGTACAAAATGCTGATGGTCGTTGTCCAGTTCGTTCGGCAGGCAGATTTCATCGCATCAAGCTATTACCTACAGGCGATTGGACAGCAGCAGTAGGCATGGACATTGAAGCAGCAACACAGGGCAATAGATAATGGTTCAATTTGTCACATTACCACAGCAAGGCGCAGACCAACGGCAAGTTGCCGAGGTTGTCCGTGGTATAATGGATGGCAAGACCAATAACACAGGTTCTGTTACGTTAGCTACAGGCGGTGCAACATCAACAACGCTGTATAACGAACGCATTGGCTACGATTCTGTCATTATCTTAGAAGCTAATAGCGCAGCATCAACTCATATAGCATTACCTTATGGTGCATGGCAAGACAGTACAGACCAAGTAGCGGCAAACACAACTACAGCTTATCCAGTTACGTTTGATACTGTTGACTATGAGAATGGTGTACGAGTTGTTAGTGGCTCAAGATTGACTGCTGATTATTCTGGTCTATATAACTTACAATTTAGTATTCAATTTAGCAATATGGCTAACTCTACAGAAGATGTTAGCGTTTGGTTTCGTAAGAACGGCACAAACATTCCTAAATCTAACAGCGTGTTTGGTTTAGCCCCAAGAAAAAATGCTTCAGAGGCATATCATATTATTGCTGCTTTGAACTACTTTGTAGACTTGGCTAAGAATGATTACGTTGAGATTATGTGGTCAACAACTAATACAGCAGTAACTATAGATGCTAAAGGCACACAGACTAGTCCAACACGACCAGCTACACCTAGCGTTATAACCACAATGCAATACGTTTCTACTAATGGATTTACAAGCAATATATTTACATCACCATACATAAGTTCACAGACTAGAGGTAGTGCAGTAATTTCACACCCAGCCAACACAACGGCAGGGTTAACTTATAAATATATTATAGTGGGATAATGGAAGCTAAATTTATACCGCCAAACGAGTTAAGAGAATGGTGGGCATTTGCAAAGGAAGGTCTACAGGCTGTTTTAAATAAATCGCCTGAGGATTACATCCAAGAAGAAGTTTTTGTGGCTCTATGGCTTCAGAAATCAATGCTATGGGTATTCCTAGATGGTGAAAAGCCTGTAGGTTTTACTGTACTAACACCAGAAGATGATAATTTGTTTGTTTGGGCAGTATGGGGCAAAGAACCGCAAAGTTCTGAAGTAGTAGCGGAGTGCTTTGAGATTATTAAAGGTATAGCCAAGCAGGGAAACGCAAAGAGTATTACATTTGGTTCTCATCGTCTTGGATGGGATAAACTAGCAAGAAAATTAGGATTTACACCTAGACAATGGGAATTAAGATTAGAGGATTAAGATTATGAGTTCAAAACCACAAAACGTCACACAAGTACAATCAATTGACCCGATGCTACAGCCTTTCGTCAAGCAAGGGCTAAATAATGCTACGAGTTTATATAATCAGCAGACAGCAGTTGATGCACAAGGTAACTTAATCAATCCAGCGTATTATCCTGGTCAAACTTATGTAGGCGCATCAGACCCAACACAGGCTGCTTTGTTAGCGCAACGTAATCGTGCTATGCAAGGCAATATGCTTAATCCTACTGCACAACGTCAACAATTAAATACAATTAGCGGTGATTACCTAGCTGGCAACCCATTCTTTGGCGGTGCATTTAAAGGTGCAGCAGAACAGGCTACAAACGCGTATAATCAATCTGTAAATTCAGCATTGTCTAACGCATCACAAGCAGGTCGTTATGGTTCTGGCGCAATGAACACAGCATTAGGTGGCGCAGGTCAAACACTTGCTAACTCACTAGCTAACACAGCCGGCAATCTAGCGTATCAAAACTATGGCGCAGAACGCAGTATGCAACAACAAGCAGCACAAAATGCACCATCACTAGCACAAGCTGATTACTACGACATTAACCAACTAGCACAGGCTGGTCAAGGTTACGAAGGTTATTCACAACTAGCATTACAAGATGCGTTAAATCGCTGGAACGCAACACAAAATGCACCGCAAAACGCATTAAATACATACATGGGTTACGTTACTGGTTCGCCACAAGGTTCACAAACTACTTCACAAGTATATAGAAATCCTTTGTCAGGGGTTGCTGGTGGTGCTGGTATTGGTGGTTCAATAGGCGGTGGTACAGGCGCTTTAATAGGTGCTGGTTTAGGTGGTCTTGCTGGTCTTTTAGGTTAGGAGTTAAGTATGGCAATTTCAGATTTTTTTAGCGGTGGTCAAACTCCAGATTATCTATCAGGCTTGCTTGATGATGAACAGTTACGCAGACTTAAACAAAACGCACAACAAAATGCTTTAATGCAGTTTGGTCTATCTGCTTTAGCACAAGGTGGTTACTCACAAACTCCAGTAGGCATTGGCGAGATACTAGGTAAGTCTGGTATGGCTGGTATGCAAGGTTATCAACAAGGCATACAAAGCGGCATTGAAGGCATAGGTACTCGTGCTAGGTTAGAAGAATTAAAGCGTAAACGTGACCAACAAGCACAAATAGACACAATGATTGGTGGCATTACAGACCCAGAAGAAGCATTAGCAGCTAGACTTGCTCCAGAGCAATACATTACAGCTAAATTTAAACCAAAAAGTTCATTTAACATTTTAACCGATGAACAAGCTGCTGCTTATAAATTACCTACAGATAGCGGTCAAAGGTATCAAATGACTGATAAAGGCGTAGAGTTAATTAGCGGAACTCAAACAAAAGACGCTGCGGCAACTACTTTAGAGAAATTGCAAACATACAGAACGACATTAGTAAATGCAAACCCAAAAGACCCAAGAATTAAACAGATTGATGCTGCAATTAATAAAGAAACAAACTTTGCTCCAGGTATTCAAGTAAATTATGGTCAGCCAGTTGCTGGTGTTGATGCAAATGGTAATCCAGTATTCTTCCAACCTGCAAAAGGCGGTGGCGCACCATCAATTGTACCTGGTGTTGCTCCGTTGCGTGAAGAAAAAGCACCTACAGAATCACAAGCTAAGGCAGAAGCATTTGGCAGTCAAATGAAATCTGCTAGTGCTGAATTTGAACAAATACAAAAAGAAGGATTTGTTCCTGGTGCAACAATGTCACAAGCACAAGTGGAATTAGCCGGAACTCCATTACGAGGATTAGCTGACCCATTAGCACAAAGAACACAACAATCTCAATCACAATGGGCTGAAGCATATTTACGATATAAAACAGGTGCGGCAGCTACTGAAGGTGAAGTTAAGCGCAATATTGACACTTTCTTTCCTAAAATTGGTGAAACTGACCCTAAAGTTATTGAACAAAAATCTCGTATGCGTAAACAAGCTGAACAAGATGTATTAAAGTCAGCTAAACCATCTGCTCAACAAAAGTTAAAGTTAACACCTGTAGACCAACAAGCCCTAGATTGGGCAAATAAAAATCCTACTGATGCCAGAGCAATTGCTATTAAAAAGAAATTAGGAGTTAACTAATGGCAGAATTTAATCCAGATGAGTATTTGCAATCAAATGAGTTTAATCCTGATGAATATTTAGGTGTTACTCCTACTGTATCAGTTACAGCAAAAAGATTAAAACCACAAAGAACTACTTCAGAAGAATTGATGCGTCAAGCAGGTTTAACTGGTCGCTATGGTTTAGAAGGATTAGGCTCAATAGTAGATTTAGCACAAGCACCTGTTCGTGGCGCAATTAATCTTGCTATGCCCAAAGATAGACAACTGCAACCTGTTTCATTAGGTGGTTCTATTGCCGATATATTAGGTTTACCACAACCGGAAACTGGAACAGAACGAGTTGTTGGTGATGTAAGTCGTGCTATATCTGGTACAGGCGGTATGATGAAGTTAGCAGGTGGATTAACTCCAACAAGTAATATTGGTCGTAATGTTGCTACATCTTTATCTGCTAATGCACCTACACAACTTGCTGGTGCTGTTGGTGCTGGCGGTGCTAGTGGTTTAACTAGAGAAGCAGGTGGTGGTGAAGTAGCACAAATGCTTGCTGGATTAGGTGGTGGTGTTGTTGGGGGTGCTTTAGTTTCTCCAAAACCAATTGGCTTGTCAAAAGAACAATTACAAAACATCAACAAAGATAAATTATTAAATACTGCACAAAAAGCTGGATATATTGCTTTGCCTAGTGATGTAGGTGCAGGTAAAGTTCCTAAGACTTTGGAAACATTGTCTGGTAAATTTAAATCTGAAGAATTAGCTAGTTCTAAAAATCAAAATACTGCTAATAATTTAACACGTAAGTATTTAGGATTACCTGAATCTGCACCATTAAATGATGATACATTTTCTGCATTAAGAGATGCTTATAGTGAACCATACAAATTAGCCTCACAACTTCCAGAAGGTCAAATTGGCACTACATCAACTAAATCATTAGCAACTGGTAAAACATCAACTACTCCAGTTATAAAAAATGGCGCACAACTTGTAGATGAATTAAAAATGGCTAGAGATGATTCTCGTGCAGCATGGAAATCTTATAATTCAGGTACAGCAGAAAATCCTACTGCATTGCGTAAACAAGCCCAATCGTCTGATAAACTTGTTATTCAATTAGAAAAACAACTTGATTCGTTAGCAAAATCAGCCAATCAACCAGATTTATTAAAAGCATTAAATGAAGCAAGACGTAACATAGCAAAAGTATATACAGTAGAAAAAGCAACATTAGGTGAGAATTTAATTGATTATCGTAAAATTGGTAAAGCTATTGATAAAGGCGCACCAGTAACAGGTGAATTAGCTTTAGCAGGAAAATTTGCCAAAGAGTTTCCTCGTGTAAATAAACCTATACCATACGAACCAACTGCGTTTACATTGCCAGATGTTTTTGCATCAGGAGTTGGACTTGGTATTGATGCTTTAACTGGAGTTCCTTTAACAAGCGCATTTCCTGCTGCTCGTGTTGGAAGCAGATATTTAATGGAATCTTCTCCATTTCAACAAAGATATGTCAAACCAAAATACAACAAACTAGTAAATCCATACGTGCCTTACATGGGTCTATTAGGCGGACAGTATAATAACGAGGAATAATTATGGCAAAAACCAAGATAAGCGAGTTTAGTTCTACCCCAGCTAATAATACCGATATTGATGGTATAAACATTGGCGAGGGGATGCTACCTTCAAACGTGAATAACTCCTTCCGTGAGTTGATGTCACAATTAAAGAATCAGCAAGACGGGTCAGACGGCAGCGACTTTACTGTAGGCGGTAACTTAACTGTTGCTGGTACTACTACAACAACCGGAACGCACACATATAACGGTGCAGCTACATTTAACGGTGCTGTCACCATGACATCTACTGCTAACTTAGGTACTAATGCTACGGTAGGTGGTGGTGTTGTTAATAACACAGTCATCGGTAATACCACAGCACAAACTGTACGAGGCACAACTATCACAGCCACAACAGGCTTTGTAGGCGGCTTAACAGGTAATGTAACGGGTAACCTTACAGGTAACGTAACAGGCGCAGTCACAGGCAACGTAACTGGTAATGTTACAGGTAACTTAACTGGCAATGTAACGGGTAACGTTACAGCAGTATCTGGCACATCAACATTCAATAACGTAACGATTGATGGCACGTTAGATATGTCATCTGGCACGGTAGGCACTATTACAGGTCTAGCTACTCCAGTTAATCCTTCTGACGCAGCGA